ATAGTCAAAAAAATAAATTATCACCAACAAAATTAACACAACGATTAAATAAAATTTTAGGAAAAAAAGCAAGTGTTAATATTCTTCGTCATTCATTTTTAAGTGATAAATATAAAAATCTGCCATCATTAATAGAATTAGAAGAAGAAGCAAAAGAAATGGGACATTCATTAAAGGAACATTTAGAATACATTAAAAAATAATTTTTTAATTTTTATATAATATTTATTTATAAAATATATTATATAATGAAAACTTTTAAAAATAAAATTGAAAGAATGAAAAATGCAATTCATATGATGGGTGGAGCATTAAACGAACAACAAGATGCAATGCATAATGCTTATAAAGATTTATCAAATGATGAGTTAGTTAAATTATTATTAAAACAAAACGAACAATTAATAGAAAAAGACACTATTATTGATATGTTAGAAAATGAAAGACCAAAAAGAATTATGAAAACAAAAGACATTGAATTATACGATATTTTAAATTTTCATAAATTTAATAGAACTGAAGACGGAAAATTATTAAAAAATGATCCATCATTATATGCATATGATCCATTTGAAAGTGCATTTGATAAAAATTTAAAAAAAAATAAACAATATTATCGTGATTATCAAAAAAAATTTATTGAAAATTGGACTTTAAGCGCTCAAGAATTAGTTATACTTTATTATGGTGTTGGAAGTGGAAAAACAATGATCGCTGTAAATTGTGCGGAACAATACCAAGAAATAACACAAAACGCTCATGTTTATTTTTTAGTGCCAGCGAGTTTAGTATTAGGAACAATTAAAGAAATGTACGATAGAGGAATTAAAGCGGATAGAAAAAATGAAAAAGGAGAATATATTTATTATTTTGTATCTTATCAACAATTATTAAGATCAAATTTTGATTTTAAAGAAAATTCATTATTAATTATAGATGAAGCACATAATCTAAGAAATATAAGAGCCGTTGAAATAAACGAAAAAATAAATGCAAGAAAATATAAAAAAACTGGTAATTATTCATTAGTTGGTAATAAACTTAGTGAAAAATTAATACAATCATCAAGTAAATTTTTAAGAACAATTTTTATGACTGGAACGCTTTTTGTTAATAGTAGTGAAGATATTGAGGCGTTAATGGCGATTGGATATAAAAAACAACCAATATTAGAAATTGACCGAATAAAATATGACAGTATTTTAAACAGTGATGAAGAATTTAAAATTTATTATGAAGGTTTAATTTCATATTATAAAGTGCCGAAAGTTTCAACAATGCCGACAAAAAAATTTCATTTTATAGGAATTGAAAATCCAAAAATGCAATATAGATTAATAATAGGTAATAAATTAGAACCATATTTATTATATAGTAGAAATCAAAGTGTAACTGAAAAAACTGATTGGACTATAAAATTTTTATTAAAACATAAAAACCAAAAAACTTTAATATATTCACAATTCTTAGACTTATCTTTAAAGGAATTAATGGACGAATTAAACGAAAGAGAAATAAATTATGGTTTTATAAGTGGTAAATTATCAATGGTTGAAAAATTAAATGTTGTTAAACAATATAATGATGGAGAAATTAATATTTTAATTTTTACTTTATCAATTAAAGAAGGAATAAGTTTTAAAGAGACTGACAATATTATTATATTTCAGCCATATTGGAATTATGCAATTATGGAACAAATATTAGCAAGAGGTATTCGTCTAACATCACACCAATACCAAAATAAAGCAACAATACATTTATATTTTTTGGTAACTGTTAAAAGTTTAAAACATACAAAAAATTGGTTTCAAAGGGCGGATGAAATAATGAATAATGATATTAAAAATTTAGAATTTGATATTATTGAAAAAGACGGAATAAAAAAAAAAAATAAGGGTGTTATTGGTGATAGTCATTCAAGTGGTGATATTGATTTATATAATCGTATGTTTTCAAAACAAGAAGAAATAAATGTTTTTGAAAAAAAACTTTTATCACTACCAAGATTTGAAGATGTAAATAATAATGAAAATAATTTATTTATTGAAAATTTTAATAATGAATTACTGGATTATGATAAGAAAAATGGAAAACCGCCAACAATAAAAGAAACTGTTGCAATTAAAAAAAAAATGTATTTAGAATATTATAAAAAATCAATATCTGAATTAGATAAAAGAATTGTAAGATTTAATGAAGATATAAGATATAGAGCAAACAGAAATCCAAATTTAGAAGAAAAAGCAAGTAATGATAAATACGGCGATAAAACTATTGAAATAAAAAAATTAATAAAAAAAAATGCACCAATTAGTGATTACATGAAATTATTTAATATTGGAAAACAAGATATTACATTATTTCAAGCAAATTTTACGCCATCAAGTGAAATAAATATTGTTATTGATAAAAGCGGTATTAAAGACGATAAAAGACTAAATATAAAAATTTTAGAACCAACTGCTGGTGTTGGAAATTTTGTTGATAATCTTTTAAAATTAGAAAATAAATTTAATTTTATGATTGATTGTAACGAATACAATAATGCATTTTATCAAATTGGAAAAACAATGTATTCAGAGGTTGATAATGTTAAATGGTATAATGGTGATTTTTGGATTTATCAAAATAAATATAATTATGATTATATATTAGGAAATCCGCCGTTTAATTTAGCTCATCAAGTATTAGAAAAAACCGAAATAACAAATAAAAAAGGTGAAGATTTTGAACCAATATTTAAAAAAGTTGATAAACGATTATATGACATTCATTTTGTTTCTAAGGCATATAATATGTTGAATGATGGAGGGATTTTATCAATGATTATAAGTGATAGATTTATGAGAGATAATAACGGTGTTTTTGTTATTTTTAATATATATTTAGATGATATGAAAAAATTAAATCCGTCAAGTGTTGAAATTATAAAGACTGGTGAATTTAAAGAAGATAAAACAATATCAAAAGAAATGGAAACAAATTTTGGAATGGTTTGTATAACATTAAAAAAATTAGAAGGTTTTAATATTGATTTAGATAATAAAAAAAGAATTAAAAATACTATTAATAATTTTGAAAAAAAGAATGTTAATGACACTAAAAAAATAATAAGTGATTTAGGAATTGAAAAAGTTTTAACAAAGAAAAAAAGAAAAGTTAATATTGATAAACCAAAGACAGTTAAAAAAACAATTGAAAAGAAAGTTAAAAAACCAATTGAAAAGAAAGTTAAAAAACAAGATGGAAAAAGAAAATCATTATTAGAAGAATTTAGGGACGCAATAAGAAATTCATAAAATACCGTATAAATGATGTTTCTATGTTTTTTCTATGTTTCTATGTTTTTTAATCCTTAAATCAAAAAAAAATATTTTCTAAATAAATAAATATATTTTTAAATATAAAAAAAGTTTTGATTTAAGGAATAAAAAAAGTAGAAAAGTAGAATTTATAAAATTAATTAAAAATAATATAAAAAAAAAAATATATAAGTTATATATATAAACACTCTTGAAATGGAAAAATCAAACAATGAAAACACTAATATAATTATTATTAAAAGTTCTTACACTGATGCACAAAAAAAAGCAATAAATAAATACTATTCATCTAATAGAGATAAAATAAACCAAAAACGGAGAGAGACATATCAAAAAAAAAAAGAATTAAAAAAAAAAACTATAGACAATTAAATTTTTTTACTTTTTATTTTTAATAATTATATTTAATTAATTAATTAATTAAAATATATTAAAAATAATTTTCTAAAGTATATATATATACACAATGACTGACACAATTAAATTAACAACATTTTTGGATAATTACGAAATCCCTTATCTACCAATTTATTATTTTTTATTTACTAAAGAAGATGGAACAGTTGTTAAAAAACAAATTGGAGAAATGAATAATTTAAGTATTGATGCAATTAAAAACAAAATAGAAATTTATAAAACAAAAGATTTTAAACCCCCAACATCATATAAAGATCCATCAATAAACGATTACAGACCATTAACAAACGAAGAAAAAAAAACATTAGTTTTAGTAAATAGTTTATATTTAAAATATAGTTGTTTTTATTGTATTGATTTAGACGATAAAGAAATTAAAAGTTTAGACGATTATATTAAAATATTAAAAAATAATAATGTTGAAAAATCAATAATAAAAATTATTAAAAAACTGCCTTGGACTACTGGAAATACAAAAGGAATTCATATTTATATAAGAACTGAAAATGTACCATCATATACCAATCAAATTGATGTATTAAAATATTTGAAGGGAGATTTTTTAAGAAAAACAAATGTTTGGGAAAAAGCCGATAAAGAAATAAATAATTATGATTGTGAGTATTTTGATACAGCAATTGATTTTAATTTAATATCACCATTATTTATTAATGGTTTAAATTCAATTGAAAAAGAAAAAGAAAAACCAAAAGAAAAAAAAACTATTAAAGAAGATGTTAAAGAAAATAAAAAAGAAGATATTAAAGAAGATATAATTAATAATGATAATGAAACTTATAAATATTTAAACCATCTTTTTAAATACAATGTTTATGAAAAAATAGCAAATTATAATAATTGGTTATCAATTGGGGTTTTAATAAAAAATGAAAAATTAGGATTTGAATTATTTAATAAAATTTCTGAATTAATGCCAAAATATGATGGTTATAATGAATGTAAAAATTTTTATGACAATCTTAATAAAACAATCTTTAATAATACCAAAAAACCAATAACAATAGCAACAATTAAATATATATTAAAACAATCTATTGATGATGAAACATTGTATAAAAAAATTAATAAAGAATTTAATAATACTAATAATATTACATTTGTTAAAGATGATAACGAAGCATCTGATTATTTAATAAATATTATTGGTGATAATTTTATATATACAAGAAAAGTTTTATATTATAAAAAAAATAATAAATATATTTATGATAAAGGTGAAATATATAATAATTTAATATCTTATATTTTAGGATTAAAGATTTTTAAAACAAATGAAAAAAACGAAACACTTATTTATTGTGGTAATATAAAAGGTGCAAAAAATATATATGATGCGTTTATGGCAAAAATATTAACATTAAAACAAGATGATAATTTTTATAATAAATTTCATTCATCAACAAAAAATAAATTATGTTTTTTGGACGGTGTATTAGATTTTAAAGAAAGAAAATTTACTAAATGGGAAAATGTTGAAAATGTTTATACAACTATTATTATTAATTTTAATTATGAAGAATATTTTAATAATCCAAATAAAGAATTTATTAATACTATTAAAGAAACAATATTTGAAAATCTTTTTAATGATAAAACTGATTTAGTTTTAAAATACTTTTCAAGGGCAATAACAGCAAATATTGAAGATAAAAATTTTATGTCTTTTATGGGTAATAGAAACTGCGGTAAAGGAATTTTATATTTATTATTTAAAGTTGGTTTTGAGGATTATGTAAATTCATTTAATTTAGAAAATATGTTATGTGATAGACAAAGCAAAAAATCTTCTGATATGGCTAAAGAAAATGGCTGGTTAATGGATTTTCAATATTGTAGAATTGGAATAAGTCAAGAAACCGAAGAAACTGAAAAAGATATTACTAAACAAAAAAAAATAAGTAATAAAGTTATTAAAAGTATAGCAAGTGGTGGCGATGTTATTGAATGTAGAAGTTTATATAATGATAAAATTAAAATTAACATTGATACATCTATAATTATATTGGGTAATAATTCAATTGTATTTGATGGCAACGATAATGAAGAACACCATATTAGATGTGAAGGCGTTAAACAATTTATAAGTCAAGATAAATATGATATATTATTAAATAAATATGGGAAACAATTTATGTCCGCATATTCTATAAAAAAAGATGATTTAAAACAAGTAATATATGAAAATGAAAATTATAAATTGGGTATTATTTATTTATTGTATGAGTATTATGAAAATAAAGCATTAGAAATTAATAATAAAAAAATTATACTTGATGAAAATTTTAAAATTATTACTGATGATGACGAAGATAATAATATTAGTGTTAGAGAATTGATATTTGAAAATTACATAATAACAAAAGATAAAAACGATCGTATAATTAAAACTGATGTTTATGATTTATTAGATTGTGATAAAAAAAAAATTAATGCTGAATTAAAAGAATTGGGATGTGTTAATAATGCTTTAAAAACAAAAGATGGTAAAGCGTGTTTTATAAATATTAAAAAAAAATAATTACTTTTTATACTTATTAAATAATGTTATTAATTTATTTCGTCCGCATCCCTTCATTTCTTCATCACTTGAACTTGAATTATCGCTTTCTTCGTCGCTTTCGCTATCTTCATTTTTTACTTTTAAAATTTGGTTAAATCCTTTTCTAAATCTTTTATCATCCGTTGCGTCTAAATCTATTAATAAAAAATCCGTCATAGAAACAACATTTTTTTTATATATATTCTTTAATTGTTTTATATCAACACCTAAAGAATACTCCCTTAATATACAAGTTAAATCTTTTGTTGAACCAACTTTTTTTAAAATAATATAATTTACATTCATTCTTACAACTCTGGGGCATTTAAAATATGATTGTGTTAAATAAATTATATTTACACCTTTAGCAATTTTTCGCCCCCTTATAAAATAATCTTCAATAATAGATTGGTTTTTTTCTAAACATAAATCATCAAATATAATTAAATGTTGTAATGATGGGTCAAATTCTTCTTTATCGTCTAATGATGGTATATTTTTAAAACCTTCATAAATTTGAAATGTTGATGGATCTAATTTATCACTTAACATTCTATATAATGGTTCGTTTTTATCTTTACAACATATTTTTATATTTCCGAATGTGTCATTAAATTTTTGTATTATATTAACAACGAGATTACTTTTTCCACTTCCAGAACTTCCTATGACCAATAAACGGAAGCTCAGAGAAATTAAATGTTTTTCATAATTTGGATTATGATAATTATTTTTATATTTCTTTGGTATTTTTTCATAATAGTTAATAATATCATTATCTTTTTTTTTATCTTTTTTTTTATCCATACTTTTATATAATTAATATATAAAAAATAAAATATTATTTTATAGAATAAATTATATTATGTCTCAAACTAATCCCCCTAATCCATTTCCATTAAATCCAATTTTTAATTATTCTGATTGGATTATAAATTTAGAATATTTAACTTTAAATATAGCAAATGGTTTATATCTTAAAAAAGCTGGTGATAGTGCAACTGGTTTAATAAATTTTAATGTTGGTTTAACTTGTTCTAATTTATGTAATATATCTTGTAATGTTTTATTAAATGGTGTTCTTGGAACTGATAGACAAATAACGGCATCATATTTAAATCTAACTAATGCAAATAATAATGCAAATTGTTTAAGTTTGTATTCTAATATAAATAATGTTTATTATGATAATAATGTTAATAATGGTAACCATATTTTTTTATGTAATAATAGTGGCGGAGTTCAAACAACTCCAATTCAAATTAATAGTGCTGATATTACTATACAAACAACAAATCCTCCAACATGTAATGCGGTGCAACCTTTATTTTCTGATAGTTCAACAAAAATGCCAACAACGGCGTGGGTTCAAAGTGCAATAACAAATACACCATCAGTTCAAAAAACTTATACAATTCAATATACAACAAATACATCTGTAACACTACCAACAAATTGTATTGGTATTTCTGTAAGATGTATTGGAAGGGGTGGCGGAAGTGGAAATGCATTTGATAATAACGGCGGAACTTGGAATGCTGGAGGTGCTGGAAGTGCTGGTGCAACTATTACAAATAACGGAATACTACCATTTACGGCTGGTCACGTTTTACAAATTAACTTTAATTTTTATACTGAAATATTATCTACAACTTTGGGCGTTTCTGTATGTCGTGCAAGTGCTGGTGCAAATGGTACAAATGCAACAAGTGGTGGGGGCGGATTGGGTGGAATTTCTGCATCAACTTTTACAACTAACACAAATATTGGAACTTGGACGGCTTTATTGGGTTCTAATGGTGTAAATGGCGGTTCAAATTTATCTTTTCAATCTTCACAATATCCATCAAGTGGCGGAACTCCAATATGTCAATTATGGAATGCTTCAACGGTTTATGGTGCTGGTCAAAATTGGAATGGTTTTATTACATTAAATAGTTTTCAAGGACCAGCAATAAATATTTTGGGCGGAATTTGTTTTATCACTTATTATTTAAAATAAATAATATTATTATAATTTTTTTAATATACAATTATATATTATGACTACAACAAAATCAATAATATTAGAAAGTGCCGATTATCCATTATTGGGAAGAATTGATTTTAACCCCTTAGAAATAACTGATGTATTAAGTGGTAATTCAATAACATTTCAACGATTGTGTTATCTACCTACTGGACTTAAAGCATTAACTGAACCAAGTGATACATTAACATGTAATTTCAACGATGCAATACAATTACAAGATTATGACGCAACTTCATCACCGCCTCCAAATCATAGTGAAGTAAAAATTGGTTCAAATCCATCAACATTATTTGGTATTAATATAAATTCTACAACTGCAACACCCTTTACAATAGCATCAATGAGTGATATTTTAATAACTTCTGTAAATACTACATTAGATAGTGCTACTAATATAAATATTACTGGGGGAGATAATTTAACTTTAAATGCTACAAATGATAGTATTGGAATAAATGCGAATAATAATATATCTCTTGATAGTGATAATTTGGGTAATATTAATTTAAATGCTCCAAATGTTAATACAAATGGATGGGCGATGCCTATTTGTTTAAATCATTTTTCTGAAGATATTTGGGCTTATACATTGGGCGGACAAGTTTTTGAAGATGTTTTTTCATCAAATCCAATTATTATACCTCTACCTCAAATATTTTTTTCTGATAATCCAGTAAATGGTTATACAACAACAAGATGGCAAATAAATTTTGATATGAATTGTTGGGATATGACAAATACAAATGACAAAGGATTTGCTATTTATCTCTCTTTTTTGGATGTTAATTCAAATTTATATGAACCATTTTTATATAATCAATTAACACCATTTTGTAAATGGGATAATAGTGCTTCATTTTCTGGTGCTAATAGTAATTTTAAAACTGTTAATTTTTGTGATTGGATAAGTTTTTCTGGTTTAGTTGGTTCATTTGATAGTACTTTAAGATTACAAATGAATATTGCTGGTGATAATCCAATGAATTGTAAATATAGATTTAAATTAGGTTTTACAAGAATTGAAAGAGTTTAAAAAATTTATATATAATAGTATTATATAATGGCGCCTCCTCCAATGAAAGTTAAAATTAATTCTAAAGTTTATGAAATACCTATTTTAAATGGTGATATGGATATTTTGGTTCAAGAAATACAATCAATACAAGAAGAAATAAGAAGATCAACGGAACGAAGAAAAAATGCTTTGGAAAATTTAGAAAATTGTAATAATACTTTATTATTAATGTATATTCAACAAACTGGTCAATATCCAAATTAAAATATTTTTATATTTATATAATAATATTAATATGAATGACACACTTATTTATGGAATTGCTACTATGGGCTTTGGTTTTCTGGCTGTTTTGGTTAGATATGGATTTAAAAGTAAATGCAGTGATGTTTCTATTTTTTGTGGTTTAATATCAATTAAAAGAGATATTAACGGCGAGGTAAAAAGTGAAAAAATGGAATTAGAAATGGGGGTTAAAGATGATAATAAAATTTAAATATTATTTTTTTGTTTTGGGATTTTTATAATTATTGTATTTATAAATGTTTTTTATTAACATGTTTATTATTGTTAAATGTTTTTCAAAATTTTTTTGTTCTTTTTCATCTTTAGAATTTTTTAAGTGGTTCATTATATTATTTTGTTCTACAATCAATTCATCATAAAAACGATTAGAATTATCCATTATATAATATTGATTATATATTTTATACGGTATTTTTATAATATGGTATTAAAGATTTTAAAATTGTTAAATTCTTTTTATTATCATCATCAAATAAACGGCCGAATAGTTCAATACTATCTTCAATAGGAGTGCTTTTATGTAATAAATCCATATAATTAATAAAAAAAAGTGAATATATACCGCATCCGCCACTATTAATATTTTGAATTTGTTTTGTATTATAAGCGATTTTATAATTTTTCAATGGTGTTGTTTTTATCCAATTAATAACACTTTGGGGAGGAACAAAACCGAAACTATCCATATAAGCAATTGTTTTTTCATTTGTTGAAGGAATATATAATGCAGTCCAATGAGTACCGCCATTTTCTTGGGATTTATCCGCCATATTAATTATATAACCGCCTTCAAATATTTTATTTGGGGGTTCATCTTTCATAAAAACATCATTTAAAGGGATTTTATACTTAAATGCAATTTCTTTTAAATCTCTATCCGATATACTCATTATTATAATTATTTAGATTATAATAAATTATAGTAAAAAAAATTTAATCTTCTATTTTAATTAAATTATTTGTTGGTATTAATACTACTTTTGATTTTTCACATCTACCATCACGCCATACATCTTGAACTTTCTTTTCAAATGTTTTAAATAATGATTTATCATAAGTAATATAATATAATCCATCTTCATATTTATAAACAATATGGCATTTTAATTTTTTTCTATTTTTTTTAAAATATTGATATTTATTATATCCAATAAAAGCGGTTTCGTATTTATCGTGGTTTATTCTTCTTGTTTTTAATTCAATACAAACATCATCATTAATAAAATCAATTGTTAAAAAAGGATTATTTACATCTATTTCTAAATTATCATATCCAAAATATCTTTTAATAGTTGGTAGAATTTTAATTTCATTTTTTTTTCCAAAATTTAAATCCATTTCTTTTTTTGTCATTGTTGTTGTCATTATAATAATGAAATATAAAAAAAAAATAATATAAAATTAATTGTTCTATAATATTTATTTAATTCACCAAAGAATATTTCTTGATAAATTATTTGGTGAATAAATATTGTCCTTCCAAATACCCCTCATATTTGCAGTTCTTTTTAAATATGCATTACGGCGGATTATATTTTTATGTTTATTATAATCTTCAAAATTCATTTGTCCGAAATGAACCATTTTATTAATATTGGGGTCAAAAATCATATATTTTTTTTTTGGATTTGATGATTTATAAAGTATTGCGGATTTATCAATATATTCAAATGCTTTTTTTTGTGCTTCTTTTGGATTAGAAAACTTATATAAATCATCATCTTTAGAAATATCAACCGCTTTTAATAAATTAATATCACCGCCTTTTATTAATGGTGTTAATCTTTTAATTTCTTTCTTTAATAAATTGGATTGTGAAACATCTAAATTATCATAATTATTTTCTTTTATATGTTCGTTTAAATGTGATACAATCTTTTTATAGTTTTCAATTTCTTTTCTTATTTCTTTTTTATAAATTATATAAAGTATATTTATAATAAAAAAAAATAAAAAAAAAATAAAAAAAAATAAAAAATAAAAAATTTAAATTTTTTTTATATTTTATATTATATAAATGTCAAATATTCAATTTAGCGGATTTCGAACACCATATGATGAAGAACAAGCTTTTAACCGTCATATGACTTATTTAAAAACAAAACAAAGAACATCAATGGATTTACAAAAAAATATATTAAATAATCAAATGGGAATAAATCAAGTTATGGCGATGCCGAAAACAAGTGCCGAAATATTAGAAGACGAGCAAGAAGTTAATAAATTAGTTCAATCTTATTTAGTTAGTTTTTTTACTGATAATCCCAACTTATCAAAAAAATTTGGTGAAACTGACGCTCAATATGAAAATAGAAAATATCCATCAAGGTATGTATTTAATAATTTAAGTCAAGATGATAAAAAGGTTCTTTTACAACAATATCCAGCAATTAAAACACAATTAAATGAAGTCGCAATTTTAACACCAGAATATTTTTTAAATTTTATTAAAAATTATAAAGAAGCATTACAAAAAAGTGGTGGTGTTAAAGGGTTTTCTTCTAATAGCGGAATTGATGAATTAAAAGCAATATTAATTGATCTACCAAAAAAGGAAGATTTAGAAAAATTACATAATTTAGTTAAAGATTTACAAGATGAAACAATTAACAGTGATGAAGAATTAAAAGAATTATTTGATTTAACTATTGAAAAACTTTTTCGAATGGAAACATATATGCCTACATATCAACAATTAATGGATTTACAAACAGCAATTGAATTTAAAATTAATGATATCGACCAATCAAATGTTAATGAACTTATTGAAACAATTGAAAAACTACCAAATAGAGAAGATATTTTTAAATTGGGGACATATTTATTTGAAGCAATTGACGAAAACCCTTCTATTACTGATTTAAAACATATGATAAGAGATGTTTTAAGTAATATTGGTGGATCGGATGAAACATTAATGAATATTCAACAAGAAATGAATAATATTAGAAGAAAAGTAAGTTCAACAGAAAACACTTTAAATGAATTGGCTTTAAAAACAGATGTAAGAATAAAGGCTGGATTGGTTGATAAAATATATCAACAATTGGCGAATGAATATGTTGATATGATTAATCAAAGCTCATCATCCGAAAAAGCAATTGAACCAAAAAATATCCCAAAAAATATTCAAAAAGATATTAGAAATAGGGCTTTAGCAACCGCAGTAAAAATATCACAAGAAAGTAATAATGAAACTTTATTTAATACTTTTAACGAAGGACAACAAATACCAATTGCTTATTCAGAAATTGCATATCAAGATCAACCAATGGGAAAAGAAATAACAACATCAGAAAATATTGATGAAGGCGGAAAAGGTATGATTGCTAACAGAGTAAGAAATAAAATACAACCAAAATTTATTACTAAATCAAAAATGATTGGTAAAGGAATTTCAGTTAATGAAACACCAAAATATATTGAATTTGGAAAATATTGTTTATCAATACCGCATTTAAATAATGGTATTTTAAAAGTGAAATATCAAAAAACAATGGTTGATGTACCAAATTTAAAAAATAATATTAGTGTTGATTTTGTTGATTTTATTGAAAATTTTATTGATACACAAAAAATTAATGATAGACAATTAGAAAAATTAAGTAAAGAAGAACAAAAATTATTTAAAAAATTAATAAATAAAAGTGGGTTAGATGTTAAATATAAAGTAAAAGATTATAAAGATGAAAACGATATGAAAGAAGAAGACCGTTTTAATTTAGTTAAAGGTCAATATATTGCTGGAAATGATAATCCAAGAATAAAAGAAGAATTAAGAAAATTTATTATTAAGTTTATGATGGAAGGTAAAATTAATA